TGATCGACCAGCGGCTGGAAGAGGAGAAGCTGCGCAAGGCGATCGACGGGCGCATCGCCGCGTCGAAGTCCGCGATCGCGACGCAGGCCGAGGCGCTGGACCTGTCGATGCGGCGCCTGAGCAACGAGGACAAGGCGCTGAAGTCGCAGGAGGCGATGAACGCCGAGCTGGACAAGATGGCGGCGCGGCTCAAGGAGCTGACCGGCCAGGACGTCTCCTTCGAGAAGGTGGACTTCCAGCCGCTGATCGACGCCGCGAAGAAGGCGGACTTCCAGCAGCGGTTCTCTGCCCCCTTCGCCCACTCCGTGGCGTCCGGTCTGCAGGACGCGTTCATGCAGAGCAAGGAGCCGCTGCAGGCCCTGGCCGACTTCGGCGAGAAGGCGTTCGGCGACATGGTCGGCAGCTTCGCCGCGGACCTCGAGACGACGCTGACGGAGACGCTCACCAACGTCGTCGGCGCCGCCGGCGAGCAGTTCGGGAAGCTGGCCTCCGCGATCGTGGGCGTGGCCGGCTTCTTCCTCTCCGGCCGCGGCCGCGGGAAGACCACGCAGACCTACGGCGACGTCGATGGTGTGACCTCCACGCAGGCCGTGCGCGGCGTGGTCGCAGGCCCGACGACGGTTGCAATCTCCGCCGTCGGTGATAACTTGTCCCGATCGTTCAGGCCGGTCGTTCAGCGGCTCGACGCACTGATCCTGATCGGCCAGCAGCTCGTGCGGAACACGGGCGGCGGGAGCGCGGCCGGCGGAGCGGCATTCGCCGGCACCACCGCAACCGATTAAAGGAGGCGACAATGTCCACCTTCGCACTCGCTCAGCGCGGCGTGATCCAGGCGACGGCCGCCGATGGCGCCGGCCCGAAGACCGCGACCCTGGCGACGCCCGTGAAGCTGGGCAGCTCCTTCGTCACGTCGTCCATCAAGGAGCAGCGGCTGCAGGCGCTCCACGCCGTCCAGCGCGGCCAGCGCCAGCTGACCAACGCGGACACGTCGCCGGTCGACATCACGATCACGGACGTGGGGGACGTGGCCGCCTCGCACGTGAACATCAACCACGAGGACTACCGGCCGACGAACCCAAACATCCGGGGCGTCCGGGCCCGGCTTCTCGACGCCACCACGCTGCGCCTCGAGTTCGCGGCCCTGGCGGCCACCGAGACGATCGACTTGAACTGGGAGGTCATCACCGCCAAGCCGACGATCCGGCGCGGTGCGACCGTGCGGCTCTCCGCGGTCGACACGGTCGAGCTGGCATGGGATGGGACGCTGGCCGGCGCCGAGACGGTTGACGGCGCATGGGAGGTGTGGGACATCGAGAACCTCGGCGACGACATTAAGGAGCTGCTCTACCGCGGGCAGCTCACCCTCGGGTACCTCGGCGAGAACAAGGTGCAGGACAAGATCGCCTTCGCCAACGAGGGGTATATGATGACGTACCGCATGCGGATCTTCGACTCGGAGACGAACGCCTCGAACGCGACCCCGGACACGGACGACCCGCTCGAGACCGGTGAGATCGCGCGAGTGGATGTCACGCAGTCCGTCAACGTCGGGCGGAACGACCGGACCTACCTGGAGATGGTGCTGACGGACAAGGCAGCGACGCCGGGCATCGGCTAGGGAGGTCGGCATGGACTTCGCTACGCAAGGCCTGATGGCCGGCTACATCGACGGCTTCTTCGACCCGATGCAGCCGTGGTTCCGGGTCACCAGCAAGAAGGACCTGCGCCTCTTCCCGAAGCGCGGCGGTGGCCGCCGCATGCGCCACCCCTTCCTGGCTCCGATCGTCTACCAGCACCTCCCGGACCGCACCACGAACTTCGGCTACGACGTCCTGGCGCGGATCCCGTCGACGAGCGTGAAGACCCTCGGATCGAACGCCGTGGCGAAGTTCCCGGAGTACGATCCGGACATCCGGATCACCGAGACCTGGTTCGCCAACGACCTGTCGACGCTCACGGAGATGTTCCACCAGTTCAAGAAGTACTGGGACACGCCGCTGCAGCCCGGGCAGTACATCGGCTGGCAGCCGAAGGACGCGAGCCCGAAGTCGTACAGCATCGACATCCTCGACGTCACGTGCGGCCCGGCCGAGGGCTTCGTCATCGAGGAGCTCGGCGACGAGCGGCCCTACTTCATGAGGGAGCAGCTGTCGGTCACGTTCAAGCTCGTCCGCGAGGTCCAGAACCCCTCGGGCGTCGCCGTGGCCATCGGCTACTGAGCCTATGCGCATCGCAGAAGTCACGCAGCCGGATTACAGGCGACTCACGCGGGCGACCGACCCGGCGATTCTCGGTCCCAACCCCGCACTCTTCTCGCCTGTCGAGAACGCCAACCAGACGCTCGACAAGGTCATCGTCACGATGAACAGGGGCGGGTCGAATCCCCGCAACCCTATCCTGAAGGGCCTGGGCGCGCAGTTCCAGATCTACCTGGCCGCCAGCGACCGCCTCTACGAGATCTACTTCTACCAGGACCCCGCGGACTTCGGGCAGAACCTGAAGGACCAGGCGTCGTCGATCGGTGTGGGGGCGTGGGCGCTCAACCAGATGATCGGCTCTGGCCGCACGGTCGCCGGCACGCCGGCCACCGGAGCTAAGCGGAACTTCATGCGCGTCCGGTCGAAGTACGGCTCCTTCGACAAGGAGTTCTGGGCGAAGGACTACGACGCCGACGTCGTCGCCGTCGACGGGAAGCCCTGCCTGGATCCGGCCACGCTCCAGCCCGTGGAAATCGTCGCGCCCATCGTCGACTCGACGCAGGACTGGCTGCAGCTGACGATCGACTTCTTCGTCTCCTGGAACGACGAGTTCCAGGTGCTGCACAATGCGAAGAATCCGTACCTCGACCCGGGCTTCTCGAAGGCGTACGGGGGCGCCGCCTTCGTCTCGTTCTTCGACACCGACCCCGGCACCGAGGGCGTGGGCACCGAGGTCAATCCCGTCACGCAGAACGAGATCAAGGACCAGCATCTCATCGAGGTCGAGAACACGGTCGGGCTCAAGGAGATCACCGTCCGCTTCCGCTCGCGGAAGGACTCGCCCTACTTCGTGGACGTGCCCATCCTGATCCGGGTCGTCCAGGAGGTCGTGACGTGCGTGCCGCCGACGGTGCTGCCCTGCATCGACAACCTCCTGAAGCAGGGGTCCGACAATCCGGCGAACACGCCGAGCGTCCCCAGCGAACCGGGCGTGCCGACCGTCCCGGGCACGGAGGGCGTCCCGCTCGAGCAGGACCTTCTGATCATCGCGATCAAGGGCGCGATGGTCGGCGGCGACCCGAAGCTTCTGGTGCAGCGGTGGAAGGTCGTCCAGGATGACAAGAAGCTCTCGGGCGGTGGCCTCCAGTTCTACACAAGCACCGAGTACATCCCGATGACGCTGGCCGGCGACGTGCCGAACCCCGGCGCGCCCTACCAGTCGCCGAAGATCTACGCGATCGCGCTTTCAGTCTCGGCCGAGCGTGCGGAGAACATCGCGGCATACACCGTCCAGCTGAAGGACGGCGACCTGCTCTCCGAGGCCGTCGCGGTGATGGGGCCGCGCATGCGTCTGATCTGTTCCTACCCGACCGGCGAGCAGGGCGGCGGCGCGGGATGCTGCGGGCCCGCGGGCTGCGTCGGCGGCCCGGGCGAGTGGCCGCCTCCTTCGCCGTCCTACTATTACGGCTACTACGGCTACGAGTGGTACGCATACGGGTACTACTGATGCTCAGCGACAAGTGGACCGTGACCTGCATCACGCCGACGCACCGCCCGCGCGCGCGGTTCATCCCGCGCCTGCTGAAGGTCTACGACTCCCAGCTCTGGAAGCACAAGGAGATGATCTTCGTCGCCAACCCGGACGAGACGGTGGACCTGCCGGCGGAGTACAAGGGCCGGAAGGACATCCGGGTGATCCAGGGCGGCCCCGGCATCGGGCCGAAGTTCAACGCCGCGCTCGAGGTGGCCGCCGGCCGCTACTGCGCGAAGTTCGACGACGACGACTGGTACGGCCCCCGCCGCCTCTTCCGGCAGATGGAGCCGATCGCGCTGGGCCGCGCCCAGGTCACGGCCTTCCCCGACTCGTGGGCGTTCGACATGAAGAGCGGCGAGTGGTGGAGGTCGCGGAACAATAACCGCTACTGGTTCCACGACGCATCCCTCGTCTTCGATCGCCAGGCGCTGCAGCCCGGCGTCGACTTCGGCCGGCGGTACGCGGGCGAGGGCCTGTACTTCATGCACCGGGCGCTGAAGTCGGGGATGGAGCTGGCGGTCGTGGAGAACCAGGGCGACTTCGTCTACATGCGCCACGGAAATAACACCTGGCGCTTTAACCTGGTGCACCTGTATAAGAAGGCGCGGAAGCCGTGGTTCTTCCCCGCCGAGCTCGAGGCCGCTTACAGGATCTGACCGATGGCACGCGAGATCCTCGCTGGTTCGCTCCTCAACGAGATCGCCGGGAGTGACCGACGCTGGCCCGGGTACCAGGTCCTGATCTGGAACCCGAACCAGGCGACGATCAACCAGGTGGCATCCGACACCGTCACCGTCGCGCCCCTGGACATCACCCCCTTCGTCGAGGCCGCGAGCTTCACGGAGAACATCGGGTTCGAGAACGGCGACGATCCGCGCACCACGACCGTCTCGTTCAACTTCCGGCGGCACCCGAACTCGGGCGTCAACCTCCGGCGCGGCCTGATCGACGACGGCGTGATCGTGCGCGTGCTGCAGGGCGACATGCGCGTGAAGAAGAAGGACTGGACCCCGATCTTCACCGGCACGTTCCGCGGGCGGCCGGCGGACGACCCGGGCACACGGGAGACCTCGTCCGAGGGGATGGCTGCCGTCGCGCACGGGCGCGAGGAGCGATTCCTGAACCTGAACATCACGACGATCGCCTTCCCGCAGGAGACGGACCTGGGCGACATCGCAGTCCACATCGCGCAGCGCCACATGGGCCTCGGCCAGAACGAGATCCTGCTCGGTTCCCAGGGGTACGAGTCCAACCACCTGACGAACCAGATCGTCGAACTCAACGCCCTGCGGTCACTGTGGGAGCTGCTCTTCCCCGTCGGCAAGAAGCCGAAGTTCGACTCCCGCGGCCGCCTGGTCGCCGTCGACGTGGGCCTGGACAAGCCCGCCGCGCGGATCTGGCGGGACGACGAGGTCGTGGTGTCGCTCCGCGCCGAGCCCAACGACGTGGAGGTCAACAACTCCGTCGTCGTCAAGGGCCTCTCGAGCGTGCTGACCCGGGCGATCCAGCAGTCGAAGCTGCTCACCGAGTTCTCGGTCGTCACCGGGTACTTCGACGACGAGTACAAGGAGGACAAGTACTACAGCGAGGACCATGCGCAGCGGGCGCAGGACACGTGGCTTGCCACGAAGAAGAAGATCCGGTGGTCGGAGGCGGAGTGGCACGAGGCGGACGAGTTCCACGGCGAGGTCGAGATCGACACGCGGTACCTGCGCAACATCCGCGTCCTGATCTTCGTGTCCTGGCTGGCCACGCAGATCGTCGTGGCCATCATCGACTACTACTACCACGAGGGCGGGATCGCCGCTGACATCCTCAACTGGATCACGGGCGGGTCGATCGGAACGGTCCGCCTCATCCTGCAGCTGGCGGACCTGGCGTCAATGGCGGCGCTGCTCTGGTCGATGTCCTTCATCGGGCGCGGTGAGTACCAGATCCACGGCCGCCCCTTCGACATGGTCTACCAGGAGCTGGTCGCCCGCCACCAGCTGGTCTCGCTCGAGCAGCCGGAGTACCGCGAGCTGGAGTTCCGCAACGACTTCATCGACTCGATGGACCGGCTCGACGAGATCGCCGCGGAGCGGCTACGCCGGGAGATCCTCAAGGATCAGCTCTTCACGCTCGAGGTCCTCGACGACGCGCTGATCGAGGTCGACGACATCGTGGAGCTGACGGACGGATCGCGATACTATGTGATCACGGTCTCCAAGACGATGCGCCGGGACCAGAACCCGACGATGACGCTGACCTGCTGGAAGATCCGGGACGGCGCGCTGCGGTACATCGACGCGGTTTCAAGGGTGGCCTGATGGCCAGGAACGTCGCACTCTTCGGTCGCCGCGAGCTCCAGGTACATCGCATGTACCGGACGGGGGTGACCGCGTCCGTCCCAAAGTACGCCGACATCGACGGCGACAACAACAAGGAGTGGATGGTCGACGTCTGCCTGGGGAGCTCTGAGGGCCCGGACGTGGTCGTCCTCCGGGACGTGCCGATCGCCCCGTACGCCAAGCAACTCGTGACCGGCCTGGCGGACCCCGTCACGCTCGAGCGGTCGAAGCAGGGGAAGTGGACGGTGGTCGGCCGGTCGAAGATCCTGCCAGGCGGAGCGCAGACGGAGACGGGCAGCGTCTTTGAGCCGACGTACCACCTGGTGAAGCACAACTACGCCGACCTCCGGGCCCGGCATGTGGCGGATCTGGATTACCAGCTTGAGGAGCTGCAGGCGACGCCCTTGACGCCGCTGCAGGCGACCCCGACGGAGCCGCTCCAGGAGATCACGGCCACGGATGCCTTCGGGCACCAGGTGATCGGCGGGTCGTCGGATCCGCAGCTCTTCGCGATCGACGCGGAGCAGGAGGTCAAGACCAGGCACACGCGCGTGATCCTCTCGAAGCTCGGGCCGAAGGGAGATCCGCTGGCGATGGATTGGGGCGTCTCCGCGCTCCAGTTCACGATCCTCGATGTCGTGGAACTCGTCGAAAGTTAGAAAGGGAAAGCAATGCCGATCACGCTGAACACCTTCGCCGCCAGCGACACGAACTACGTGGAGAAGTTCAATCAGAACTTCGCCACGATCGAGTCGTTCGTCAACGCCCTCGAGCAGGAGATCATCGCCGCCGGTGTCGAGGGCCAGGCGCTGGTGCTCGACCTGTGGGACCGGGACGGGATCGTCGGGACGCACTCTTACGTCCTGGACCTGGCAGCCTACTCCGGGGGGGCATCCATCACGATCGGCCGGCGCCCCGTGGCGGATCCGCTCCTGGGCGAGCAGGATATCTCCGTCGCCTTCGGCACGTACTTCGGCACGAAGAAGCGGGCGACGCTGACGGGCGACGCGGTCCTCAGCGCGGCGGCCATCACCACAGGCCTCCCGAAGACCGTCTACATCGGGATCCCGACCAATGGCACGCCGCAGTTCTACGAGGACACGACGCAGCTGAATGTCGTCTACGCCTACTCGATGACCTGGGACGGGTTCCAGCTCACGAACTTCAAGCGGGAGACCCCGATCCTGGACGCCTACCCGACGCTCCAGTCGATCGCCGGGGCCCCGCGGATGCTGCAGGTCTACGACTCGGACACGGACTTCGTCGGCGACACCGTCGGCCGCACGGAGGTCAACATCCCCGGCAGCGCCGAGTATAACGAGGCGGAGTTCGACGGGGCGATGGAAGTCATCGCCGTATTCGCCCACGCCACCCGGAGCGGGCCCGATGGCTTCTACGCTCCGACGCAGGACCCGCTCGACCCGGACCAGACGAAGGTCCGGTTCAACATCGAGAGCGAGGGCCTGGTCTGGAACGACTCGGTCTTCGAGATCGACGCCGGCAACGTGCCCGACTTCTATTACAAGAAGGTGAACACGGGGGTCGTGGGCGACCTCCGCTTCAGCAAGGTCATCCGGCGCTTCAGCCTCAAGCGCACGCACATCGGGTCGCGCGTGGTCTCGGCCCGCGGGCTCCTGTGGGGCGTCGTCGTGCGGCCCATGCTCGGGCTGCCGCTGCCCAGGAACAACAGCCGCGTCGTCCTGATCTAACCGGTGATCGATGAGCGAAGACCTGGACAAAGCGGTGGACCGTGCGATCAAGCCGTGGCTGGCTCAGTTCGATCAGCGCGTGCAGTACCGCGACCAACTGCAGAACGAACGTCAGGAGGAAATCAAGCGGAGGCTCGGCAACATTGAGCAGGACCAGAAGGACCGGGACACGAAAATCCAGAGGCTGGAGTCGGGCCTGAACAAGCTGAAGGATGCGCCTTGCAAAGACACGGCTGCCCACGTAAAAGATTGCCATGCGCGGAATGGGTGGATTAATTCCGCGAAGGGGATAGCGGTGGTCATCGCGATCGTGACCGGTCTCCTGGCATTCTTGAAGGCGTATCTTGACTCGGGGCAGTGATGGTCAAGCAGACCAACTGGGTCGGATTGATCCCGCCGTCGCCGGCGCCTGGCCGGGGGACGTTCTCGCGCGGGACCGAGCGCCACCGGCACGAGCTGCGCAAGACGATCGCGGCGAAGCAGGGCGACAGCGTTTGCGTGGTCGATGTGTTCGGCATAGCGATTTTCTCGTTCTTCTCCGACAACATCGAGGCGGATGACGGGCTGAACGTTATCCGCCCGACGGTCATCGCCGAAAGCTCCCCGGGCCGGTGGGTTTCTCTCGTACGGAGCAAGATCGATTCAGGCCGGATATCGATTCCCGCCGGCACGACGGAGGTCGCGGTGAGCTTCAACCTGACGTTCCGATCGACGCCTCAGGTCACCGTGACGCTCGAGAAAACGGGCTCGATCCAATCGCTCGCGATCAGCTCACTCAATTCGGCTGGGTTCCTCGTCCGCCGCTCATCCGCTGCGGGCGATGCATACATCAACTGGCACGCAGTAGGTCTGAATTAAGGAGCACGACGATGGGTAAGAGATTGGTGGAAGTCGGGAAAGAGATCCGCGCGACCGAGCGGATCGTCGGCGACGTCGGCGCGGTCCTCACCAACGTGAAGACCGGAAAGAAGCGCGTCTACCGGACGCACAACATCGTGACCGACGACGGCGACCAGTACTACGCCCAGAAGGGCGCGAGCGAGTCGCCGTGGACGGTGGCCGGGATGCGGCTGGGCAGCAACGGTGGCTCGCCGTCCGCTCCCACGAAGTCGGACGTCAAGATGCAGACGACGACGGGTAGCACGCCCATCGCCTCGTCCGTCCTGGCGATCGACGGCGGGTACCCGAAGACGAACGACGACGACACCGACAACCCCGGCACGGTCGACGTGGACGTCGTCACCTGGCGGCGCTCGTACACGACCGCGCAGGCGAACGACGCGAACATCGCCACGCTCGACCTGCCCGACAACCTGACGGACGGCTCGATCACCAAGAGCCTCTGCATCGCCAACTTCGCCGCGAAGTTCGCGAAGACGTCCAGCGACACGCTCAAGGTCTACGTCAACCACACCTTCAACGGGACGTAGTCGATGGGAGCGATCAACGAGCCGCTCGGCGTCGGGGAGCAGGTGGGCGCGTCGCTCAAGCGGGCGACGACGTCCATCGCTCCCGGCCCGAGCGGACCGAACGGCGAGGTCAGGAACAACCGCGAAACGTTCGGCGCCATGCTGCCTGTTACCGGATGGAAGGTCTGGTATGCGGACGGCAGCACCGCGTCTTCGGACGAGGTCGCCTGGTGGGACGCGCCTGCGCAGGGCGTGCAAGTAGTCGCATACTGTCACGAGGAGGGGCGCCGGGACCTCTCCACGTGCTTCGACGAATACTGCCTGCCCAACAGCGACCATGTGAAGATGGGCTCGCTGATCTGCGACGCAGACTTCGAGATCATCCGGAACGAGGCGCTGCACGACCGCTGGAGACCGTGATCCATGCCGACATCTTATTACATGTCGTACACGGACTCGGACCTCAGCGGCGGGCTGGACTTCAACAAGAAGTTACTGACGTCCACCGAAGCGACGAACAGCATCTCGCCCTCCATCGATCAGGCTTCCACCGAGGATTCCTATGGGTACACGGAGCCGAACGTCCCTTCGACGGGCGGGACGACCGGCGACTACTCGGTGAAGATCAACGTGACGACGGGCGATACGGACATCTACTGCTCCATCGCCGTTGCCCGCGTGAACTCCAGCGGCGTCCAGCAATCCATCTCTTCGTTTACCAGCGAGCAGCAATGCACGGCGGGCGTGAAGACGTTCAATCTGTCGTCGGTAAACCTCGGGACGTGGAACAGCGGCGACCGGCTGCGCGTGGTCTACCGACTCCGCAACGCAAAGGCGCACGGGTCGCAGGCGATCACGATGCAGACGGGCGACGCGAACACGGAAGTCAGCGCCCCTTGGTCTGCCGGCGCAGACCTCTACAAGCAGGTCGCGTCCACAGAGACGATCAGCGAGGCCGTCGGCCGGCGGATGGACCAGAACCGGCAGGTGGCATCGACCGTCGGGATCTCAGAAACCGCCGACCGTGCCCTCGCACTCGCTCGCGAAGCCGCCTCGACGGAGGCCATCACCGAAGCCATCGGGCACGCGCTGGCTCGTGCGCATAGCGTCAACGAAGCGGAGGCCATCAGCGAAGAGATCAACCGGGCGCTGACGATGGCGCGACAGTCCGCCTCCACGGTCGGGATCGCCGAAGCCGCGGACCGCGCACTGAAGATCAACAGGGCGATCAGTTCCACCCTCGCAATCGGCGAGTCGGTTAGCCACGTCCTCGGCCTTCTCAAACAGGTTGCCTCCACGGTCGCAATCACCGAAGAGATCGGGAAGGTCCTCGGGATCGCAAAGCAGGTCAGCGACACGGAGGCGATCGCGGAGCAGGTCGGCTACTGGAAGCAGCTGCTACACGAAGCCTCGAGCACGGTCCAGATCAACGAGTTTGTCGGCCGAGTCCTGACGCTCGCCCGGGAGGTTGCATCAAACGTCGCCGTCCAGGAGAACGTCGGATTTGCCCGGAAGATGAACCGCGCGATCGACAGCACCGCCGCGCTCCAGGAGCAGGTCGGCCGGGCCCTCGCGATCGCGCGCCAGGCATCGTCCACCGTGTCGATCGCCGAGGAGATCGGCTACTACAAGGCCGGCACCGGCGTCCTTCTCAAGTCGATCGACGAGACCATCCAGGTCTCCGAATTCGTGGGCCGCGCCGCCCAATTCTATCGGGACATGCCGGCGACCGTCCAGATCTCCGAAGACGTCCACGGGGCCCTCGTCCGCTTCCGGGCGGCCGACGACCAGCTCGCGGTCACGGAGGAGATCGGGTACCGGAAGGTCACGCAGCTGGTCGCCGCGGTCGACGAGACGATCGGGATCGCCGACGAGGCGATCGAGAGCGGCGACAGCGAAGATCCGTGCGGCCAGGAGTGCGACCAGTCCATAGCCTGCCTGCTGGACCTCAAGCCCGTCGCCGGAACGCCGCCGCGTCCTTCGTGCAACGTGGATGCCCGGCTGTACGTCATCGACGTCGGAGGCAAGAAGCAGATCCGGGCGAAGTTCCGTTCGGGCGCGGACGGCCTCGTGCTCGAGGAGCCCTGATGATCTGCGACCACTGCGGGAACCCGGGAGCCAGTCCGGTCGATTGCGAAGTCAGGCGTGACAACGTCGTCACCAAGCGGTATGTTCTCCAGCTGTGCAGGAACTGCGAAGCGCGCGAAACCCATGGCGGCCCGACAGGGCCGGGAAAGGAGGGACGATGCGCCGATGGATCATCGGGCTCGTCTTCGTCGTCTGCGGTGTGACGGTGGCGACTCTGCCAGCCTGCCAACCCCTGACGCCCGAGCAGCAGGAGAAGGTGGACGAGGCGGAGGCGGACTTCAACGAAGCCCATGCCGCCGTCGAGACCATCGCCGAAACGATGAAGCAGAACGTCGCCGAGTACGAGGCGATCAAGCAAAGGATCGACCTCGGCGAGAGTCTGCCGGCCGCTGTGATCTCACGTTACGCGCAGCTCCGCGATCTGATCAGGAAGAACGCGGAGGACGTGAAGGTCGCCGTGGCCCGTTTCAGGGATGCGAAGCAATCATTTGACGACGCGAAGGCAGCCGGCGTCCCGTGGTACCAGGTCATATTGCAGCCTGTACTCGGGATCGCAGCCGGTGTCGCCGGGACCTACTTCCCCTTCCTGCGGCCAGTCCTTTTGGCGGCGCAGTCAATGGCGATTGGCGTTCGAAACTATACGAGAGCCAATCCCGACGAGGGGAAGGAAGTCAAAAAGGCGATTGCCAAAGCGAGCGACGTGTCACCGAAGACGGTGGCAATGGTGCACCGGATTGCACAAAAGGTCGACCCGCATCCGTAGCGGGCCGACCAGGCCGGGCGACCAGGGGCCGGGGGCCAGAAACCCCCGGCCCTTTTATTTGCAATATGAGCGCCCCTGGGACCCCCTCCCGGAGCGATTCCCGTACCCCCCTCCCGGACGCGCCATATTCGATCCTAGGGCATCCTGGGGCGATCCTCGCCGGGGGCCTGGTAGCCCGCGGGAGCCACCTTTACAGATGTATATTGACAGGTGTCTATACAGACGTTATATTCCGTCAGGCCAGAATTGAAAACCAGGCACGGACGGAAGGGGCGGCAGGACCGGACTGAAAGGCCCAGCAAGCCAGCTCTGAAGGGCGGCCCCCGCACGGGGGCGGGCGCAGAGCAGGCCGCATGGGAGAGCCGGATCAGTAGCGCCGCTCTATGATCGCGGGTGCGGCCCAGGGGGTAGCAAGTAGGGCCGGGGAACCTCACGCGAGCATGCGAAAGCTGTGTGAGAAGAACCGGACGACCGAACGCAACCAGGCAAGCCGATTACTACGATCACGCGAACGCGACCCCGCCCCAGCACGTCGTGCCTGCACCCCACCGCTCTGCCGCGGGAACAAGAAGCCCGCGAGACCTCACACCCAGGTCGGCCAGGCGTCGCAGAGATCGAGGGACACCCGGAGAAATCCTTCCCGGGCGGCGTCCAGGGATTACCCCTGGGCGCCGAGTGGGGCGGATCCATTTCAGGAGGAGCGCCATGAGTCGACGGTGCCTGTATTGCGGGCGGGTCGCGATCAAGAAGGTGCGCGGCCTGGACGGAGTGAAGCGGCCGGCGTGCGACAATCACATCGGTTCAGCCCATCTTGGCGGCCCGTGCCTGGATCCAGGTACGGCGGCGCACAAGCGGGCGGTTTTGGAAAGGAGGTAGCCGTGGCGGAGAACATCCCGAAGATGTTGCAGGAAGCGGTCGAGCAGAAGAAGCGCGTGAAGGCTGAGGCGCTGGCGATCCTGGACGTGGCGATCGAGAATGCAACCGAGCACACTACTCGCCCGCCTGTCGACATGCTGGTCTACGCTTCCGAAAAGATCAGCTTCGAGTCGCACAACCCGCTGCACCCGGATTCGCTGCGGGAGGCGCGGTATGCAGTGTTCGAGACCGTCCGGCGCGCGTATCAGTTCCGCGGGCAGATCGACGAGACGCACAACGACTTCCTGCGCCGGTGGGTCTCCGAGTGCTCCGTGAGCTGGATGGAGATCGCGGTGATGTTCAAGCTCGCCCGTCGCTGGCTGGCGAAGTGACCTTCCCTGTCACTCTTACCGGTAGAAAGGAGGTGAACATGGATAACAAAAAAGCGAAGCTCGACAAGCTCGCAGAGGAAGAAGGGATGACGGTCGAGGAGCTGATCGCAGCAGCCACCATCGATTCAGTCAGCCCAGGGATCTGCGTGAACGTGGGATGCAGCTACACGACGGATGTAGAGCCAGACAGCGACCATGGGTACTGCGAGGCGTGCCGAACGACGACCGTCTGGTCCGCACTTCGACTGGCTGGAATGATCTAGTGGGGTAGTGCTGGGGGCATCGTTTCAAAGGATACGTCAACCACTGAAAGGGGAACAGCGATGCAACGTGGAATATCACTCGTCGATCTCGCCAAGGAGGTCGTCCGCCAGCAGGAGAGCAAGCGGGACTTCGTGGGCAATACGCGAGAGATGAGGATGGCCCAGACATCCAGCGCGCAAGAAAACCTCACCGGAGGATTCCATCTGGATCTCGGCAAGCCGGGGCGGTTCGCAATGCGGGACCTGGCGCACGAGCAGATCGGGATCCGCCTTGGCATCCCGAAGGACTACTACCAGCGGATGCGGACGGACGCGCCGCAGCTCCTGGAGCGGAACGTGAACCACTGGTTCACCGAGCAGCCCGAGAACCGGATGATCCGGGTCTTGGATGGCCAGGTCCGCGCCTTCGTCTCGAACGGCTACCGCCCGCTCGACAACGCGGACCTCTGCGATGCCGTGCTGCCGCGGATCCGCGACCTGGGGGTCGAGGTCGAGAGCTGCCAGATCACCGAGCGGCGCCTGTACATTCAGGCCGTCATGCCGCGCCTGACCGGCGAGATCAAAAAGGGCGACGAGGTCCAGGCGGGCCTGGTCGTTTCCAACAGCGAGGTCGGCTGCGGCTCGCTCCGGATCGAGCCGCTGATCTACCGCCTGGTCTGCCTCAACGGGGCGGTGATGGGCGACCACGGGATGAAGCGGTACCACGTCGGGAAGCGGGCGGGCAACGGCGACAGCGAGCACGCCCGGGAGTTCTTCAAGGACGACACGCGCCGCGCGGACGACAAGGCCTTCTTCCTGAAGGTCCGGGACATGGTCGACGCGGTCCTCTCGCCGAAGGGCTTCCACAAGATCCTCGACGACATCCGCACGAAGGCCGGGATGAAGATCGAGGGGAAGCTGGACAAGGTCGTCGAGGTCACCGCGAAGAAGCTGTACCTCACGGAGGGTGAGCGGGACAGCGCCCTGAAGAACCTGATCGAGGGCGGCGACCTCTCCGCCTGGGGCCTGGCCAACGCGGTCACCCGCATCGCGCACACCACGGAGGACTACGACCGGAGCGTGGAGCTCGAGCGGATGGGCGGACGGATCATCGAGCTGCCGAAACGGGACTGGCAGGTCATCTCCTGCGCGTCGTAGCGCGGGGCCTGATTGAGGGACGGAGGGGGGAGGCGCTGTGCCTCCCCCCTCCACATTCCGGAGGGGAACACCAGATGGAGAAGCCGACGATCGTGCGGACGAAGATGCCGCACCCGGAGAACCAGGAGCAGACGGGCGTGAAGGGCGTGATGCCCGGCTACTGCATGGCGCCGAGCTGCGGGACGGGCTTTGTTCGCGGTCAGGACATCGTGATCATCGATGAGCACGACGGCATGCCAATCCCGCTCTGCAGCGAGCAGTGCTTCAAGGACTACCTCGAGTGGCGCGGCTGCATGCGCGCCGCGATGGGAGGTGCCCCATGAGGGGGATATTTGCAGTGCATCCTGCTGGAGACGAATGTGGCGATGAGCTGGTTTATCACGGGCCGAGCGCAGAGAACAAACGCCATGCCGCCGCTATCTCGATCAGAAAGTGGCGGAACCTGAAGCGATTCAGCATCAAGCATCAGGATCTGATCTTCGATGCAGGTCCTACGACTTGCGGATTCTGCCACAAATATTACATCCGCGTGAGCTACGAGGAACGGATGCGAGGGGAGGATCCGTCTTGCATCGGCTGCCCCATCTACAAGATTACAGGTGAGAGGCTCTGCAAGAACACCCCCTACGATGCATACTCCGATGAAACAGACTTCTATGGGCATCAGGATCTCGAAACGGGTTTGAAGGCGATCGACTGCGAAATTGACTTCCTGCGCTGCGTGGCGGAAACGCTTAAAAAGTAATTCCGGAGGATCCTTTCAGGGGAAGCCCGATGGCAGAACGACCACAGCCGCTCTGGACGACGACGGTGAAGGCCGGCGGCAAGGTGTACTTCTTGGACATCTTTCCGGGCCGGGAGGGCAGGCCGTACCTGTCGATCTGCGACAACAAGAAGGACGCCGCGACAGGGCAGTACACGCGCGTTCGCATCTTCGCCAACGCTGAAGCGGCGCGGGGCCTGGCGGAGGGACTCGCCGAGGCCGCTGCCTGGTTCGGGGCGAACGCCAGCCAGGAGATGGAGCCGCAACCGCCGGCTGATCAGCCGGCCCCCAGTCAGGAGACGCCCCGGCAGCCACAGCGGCGCACGAGCTGGCGGTAGGCTGGACACCAATCCCACACTGAAAGGAGGGAATCGTGGCCGACGAAACGATCGACGTGAAGGCCCTGCGCACGAAGCTGGGATGGAGCCAGGCCAAGCTGGCGCAGGAGATCAAGGTCGCGGCACTGACCGTCTCGAGGTGGGAGCGAGGCGGGAAGATCTCGCCCCTTGCACTCGAGGCGTTGCGGAACCTGAAGGAGAGCCTGGGCTGGTAGTCCGCGCGCGCGGACTGCCCAGGATCGAAAGGCACGGATGAAAGGACGAGCGATGGCGCAGAACAGAAAGCCTGCGCGGAGGCCGCAGAAGCCGGCGGCCGCCGCACCCCAACCGGCACAGGCCGGGCGGGGCAGCACGGTCGAAGACAAGGCGACCGGCGAGATCATCCAGCACCACGGTGAGATGGCGATGAGCGCGTCGTCCGCGGCCGCGCGGGCCCGGCTCGAGGCGGCGGTCGTCCTTGCGATGCGGAACCCGCGCGATGAGGACGAGGCGAGGACCAGGATCCTCGATCGATGCGCCGACCCGGTCTTCGCCAAGGAGGCCTGCTACGACCTGACGAAGTACGATCGTGGCGAAGGCTTCACCATCCGCTTCGCGGAGGAGATGCTGCTCTCCTGGAAGAACGTCGGTATCAGGCGGCAGCTGCTCTACCAGGACGAGAAGATGCGGGTGGTCAACGTGGCGGGCACGGACTACGAGGCGAACATCACCTACGACACGGACGTCACGGTCCACAAGACCGTCGAGCGGCGCAGCAACAAGAACCGCGAGACGCTGAAGCGGCGGATCAACTCGCAGGGCCAGGAGGTCTACATCGTCCGCGCCACGGAGGAGGAGACGGATACCAAGGAGGCCGCGCTCGTCTCCAAGGCCATCCGGACCCAGGGCCTCCGCCTCATCCCTTCGCACATCAAGAAGGAGGCGTGGAACGCGTGCATGGCCACGCAGAAGGGAACGATCCGGAAAGACCCGAAGAGCGCCAAGCAGAACATGGTCCTGGACTTCTCCACGCTGGGCGTTACGGCCAAGATGATCGAAGACCTCATCGGCCACCCGGCCAGCGCGGCGACGGACGACGAGATGGACGACCTGCTGAACATCTACAACGCGATCGTCGACGGCGCGACGACCTGGGACGAGGTCGTGGCGCACCGCAACGGAACGCAGCCGGAGGAGCAGCAGCAGGGGGCACCGGCCGGCGAGCAGGGCAACACGATCGCCGAGGCCGACTACGCTGCCCTGGTCCGCCTCTGCGACAAGCACAAGGTCACCTTTGACCAGCTCACCGTCCACCTCGGCCAGGAGTATGGCGTGGTCTCCGTGATGAAGCTGGACCGCGCCGTCTACGACGAGGTCTGCGCGTGGGTGAAGCGAGGCGGTAAATGAAGACGAAGCTGCTCAGGTCGCAGGCCGAGTACGACCACGAGTCACACAGCTACCGCGCCAACGGGATGGTCATCCCGAGCGTGACGCAGATCCTGGCCGTCTCCCGCTTCTCTGACATGTCCTTCGTCACGCAGAACGCGCTCGAGCGTGGCACCCGGATCCACCGGCTGACGGAGCAGTTCGACCGCTTCAGCCTCCGGATGGACCAGGTGATGAAGCAGGACGTGCCATTCGTCACGGCCTGGATCGAGTTCAAGATGGCGACCGGGTTCAAGCCGGCGCTGATCGAGTACCCGGCCTGGCACCCGCAATTCCACTACGGCGGCACGCCCGACCGGGTCGGCCAGATCGGACGGACCTGGTACGTCGTCGAGATCAAGACCAACAGCGCCCCGAAGTCTACCGGCATTCAGCTCGCGGCCTACGAGATGCTGATGCGCCGGAAGATGAAGCGCCTGGCCGTGCTTCTGCAGGCGAACGGGAAGCACCGGCTGCTGCCCTACAACGACCAGAACGATTACTCGTATTTCATGGCCGGTCTGACCGTGTACAGGTACCACCTGCTGCACGGCAACCTATCCAGGGAGGGAGTATGACGACGGAAGCCGCGAAGGTGCCCGACACGAAGGAGATCGTGAAGGAGACGAGCGGCGCGATGACGTGGGCCAACCAGCTCGTCGTGGAGACCGACGAGCAGGAGCGCGCGGGTTGGGACGTGATCAAAAGCTGGAAGGGCGGGATCCGGAAGAAGATCAACGACGCGTTCGACCACCTGATCGTCAACGCGAAGAAGCTGGTCGCGTCGGCGAAGGCGCACGTCAAGGAGGTCGAGGGCGAGAAGGCCGTCCACACCGGCCCGCTCGACCAGGCCGAGAACATCGCCAGGCCGAAGCTCCTGGAGTACCGGCAGCGGAAGGACCAGGAGGCGGCCGAGGCCAGGGCAAAGGCCGAGGCGGCCGCCCGGGCGGAGGCGGAGAAGCAGCGGAAGAAGGAGCTGGCGCTCCTTGCCAAGCAGGGCACGAAGAAGCAGCTGCGGGAAGCCAAGGCCGCCCCGCTTCCTATCGCCCCCGTCGTCGTTCGGGAGGAGCCGCAGAAGATCAGCGGCGTCTCCTTCCAGACGAACTGGAGCGCCGAGGTCACCGACTTCAAGAAGCTCGTGAAGGCTGTGGCCGACGGCAAGGTCCCGCTCCTGGCGCTGAAGCCTGACCAGGTGTGGCTCAACGGGAGGGCCCGTGCCGACAAGGACAAGTTCATAATGCCTGGTGTCCGGGCGGTCGGGAAGAAGACCCCGCACGTCAGCGCGGAGACGGGAGGAGCCGATGGCTGGGGCTAACCGTCGCGATATCCACGACCCGAACGGAGACGAGGGCGGTGGCATCGATCGATCGGAGCCGCTCCTCGAGAAGTACAAACGGCTGTCGAAGGAGCGCCTGGCAGCCGTGCTCGAGCAGGCCAGGAGGAATATCCCGACCTGCATGCTCTGCAAGTGGATCTCGATGGACATAAAAAAGGATGAGTTCCCCGAGCCAGCGCGGCAGGCGCACCTGATGCTCTGCCCGCTTCGGGATCTCGAAAGGAGGGATGATGGAGGGAGATGAAAACGCAACGGCAAGGAGGAACCTGAACCTATTTCACGTCGCCGATGACACAATCACACGGCTCGAGAAAGACCTGATCCGCGAGCGCGACCTGCGCCAGGCGGCAGAGAAGAAGGTCGAGGCGCTCCTGAAGGTGATCGGCGACAAGAAGCGGTGCCGTGGATGCGACGCGGAGGTCTACTGGATCCGGACGAAGGCTGGGAGGCCGGCGCCCTACAACACCGACGGCACCAGCCACTTCAGCAACTGCCCGAACGCCACGGCGTTCCGGCACATCAAGAGAGGGGGACCCCATGCCAGCTATGCACGCGGCGAAGGTGGAAAGCTCTCCCCGCCTTCAACACCTGCTCCGGGAGCTGGACATCAGGGGCCGTGACGGGATCACGACGTGGGAGATCATCGAGGTCTGCCACATCGTCTCCCCCTCCACGGCGATCGCGGAGCTCCGAAAGAACGGCTACGTGTTCGAGCGGACGTACGAGGGCAAGACGGACAACGGCCGCCAGGTACATCGTTATGTTTTGATCGGCAAGGCTGCATAAGGAACACACGATGGGCGAATGCAATCACTGTTCCCTGACCCGGATCAGGGCGAACGCGAAGCGGAAGCACAAGGTCGTCTCGTTGAACCCGAAAGGCCTGAACGACAAGGAAGCGGACGACCTCCGTAAGCACGGCTGGCAAGTCGTCGTCTATGTTCACGATCGCGACAAGCAACCGACCCCGGGCAGTTTTGTCGCGGCATTCATGGCACTTAGCGACCAGTGCGAGTGCTAACCTTTTTCGGAAACCATTCAGGAGAGACGCGATGGGCACGGTCTTTATCAAGGTCGCCGGCTGCAGCTTCCGGCTGGCGAACGTCACCCAGCTGCGCAACGCGCTCGACGCCAACGACCAGGTCCGGTTGTACCTCCAGCCGGAGGACGGCAACTTGCACGACCCGAACGCCGTGAAGGTGATCGCCGAGATCCGGGGCGAGCAGCTCCACGTCGGCTACATCCCCCGCGAGCACGCACCGCGGGCCCGGCGCGCGGCCAAGGAGGGGCGTGTCGAGAGCATCGAGATCTTGAAGTGCATCGTGAAGGACCACGACGGCAAGCCCTTCGGCTTCATACAGATCAAGGCCACGGTGAAGCCCGGGGAGACGACGGAGGAGCCGGCGCCCCCCGAGCAGCGGATGGAGCAGCGCCAGGAGCAGCAACGGCATGAGGCGGACGATCCTGCGAACCCGGACGTGGACCTGCCCGGCGTCCCGGTCCAGCCCCAGGCACCCCCGCCCCCGGCGGCGCCGCGGGGCAAGGGAAAGAAAAAGCGCAGATAGGGGATTGACAGGCCGTCGATCGCCCTGTACGTTCCCCCGCGTACGCAGGGGAACTGCGAGACCAACAACCATGCATCCAAGGCCCGGGAACCGCCCCGTGAAAACCGCACGCCTGTCTTGCGGAATTCCCCTGCGAGTCACGCCGACCGGTGAGTAGCGGGGCGGATTCCCCCTGGGCCGGGGGAGGATAGATGCCTGAGCAGGAAGACCTCCTCGACCTTGACGGTCCACAGATCGAGGGCGGGTACGTCTACCTTGCTCGCCGCATGTTGAATTCATCCCTCTGGCAGCAGAACCACGTCGATCGGATCGTCGGCATCACCTGCATGCTTTTGGCAAACCACGAGCCCCGCGAATGGTGCGGGATTCAGATCGATCGAGGTCAGTTCGTCGCATCGCATAGGCGGTTGGCGGCCGTAGCAAACGTCAGCCGCAATTCGCTGCGAGAGTCGATCGACCGATTGAAGCTGGTAGGAGACGACGGCGTGCCCTTCATGCGGGTAGTCGAGAAGGACAACTATTCGATCTTCACGATCGTCAAGTTCGATTACTACCAGACGGCCGTGAACTACGAAAACCAGGGCGGGTGGCTCAAATCTGATCCACCCCCCGTGGCTCAAAAGTCAACCACCAGTGGCTCAGATACGGGCCGCGGAGTGGCTCAAAAGTTACCACAAACAAGAATTATAGTTAACAAGAAGAGTAAGAGTACACGCAGGAGGGTGGCTCAAAAGTCAGCCACTGCATGGGACGGCGAACAGGACCCCACGGGATTCGATACCTTCTGGTCCGCGTACCCCAGGCACACGGCGGAGCATCGGGCCCGGATTGCCTGGCGGCGCCTCTTCCACGGCCAGGAGAACCCGGAGCTCTTGAAGACCATCCTGCGGTCCCTTGCCGAACAGAAGCGGGGCCCGCTCCGCCCGCGATCGCAGAGCGAGATCTACTTCATCCCGTACGCAGCCACCTGGTTGAACGAGCGGCGGTGGTTGGACAAGCCCTGCGGGCCGGCGGTGGCCCGGGGCGCGGAAGTGGACGACGGCAAATTCGAGGACATCGACAATGCCCCCGGACTCCCAACAGAAGAAAGCATGGACCCCGGAGCAGAGCCTGGGGGAGATCTTCCGGACGATGGGCCTGAAGATCGACCGGACGAAGACGAGCGGGGCGCCGACGGGCTCGGGCATCAACTGCCCCATCTGCACGACCTCGCAGGTGGCCTACTCAATAGGCCGGCGCCTGATGCGAACGTGCGGGAAGGCTGAGTGCGATCGAGCGTTCGTGGATCTGATGCGCCTGCGCCGGTTCGAGGAGGCGGTCCCGCCGAAGTACCGGGAGGCCAAGCTGGCAGACTTCCCGAAGGCCACGCGAGACGCGGCCTGGGCCGGGGCCCCCGACGATGTCATCATCACGGGGCCGCCGGGGATCGGCAAAACGCACCTGGCAGCCGCCGTCTGCAGGGAGGTCGCCAGGCACGTGCGGAGGATCAAGTGGACGCGGGCCCCGCGGCTGATCCTGGAGATCAACGCGTCCTTCTCGAAGCGGCGCGAAAGCGAGCTGGACGTGGTAGGATGGCTCGAGGAGGTACCCTACCTGGTCATCAACGACCTGGGGGCGGAGAACCCGACCGACCGGGCTGCCTCGCTCATATACGACATCCTCGACGCGCGGGGAGAACTGAGGCGGCACACGCTCGTCACCACAAACCTGTCCTACGCCCGGATCCAGGATCAGGATCCGCGCCTGGCGTCGCGCTTCCTGGAGTACAAGACGGTGAAGCTCGAGGGGCGCGATCGACGAAAGGAGGCGAGGAAGAGATGAGACTGCGCTACTACGATATCGTGAGCAACTTCGGCGACCAGATGTCTCCGTGGCTCATCGAGCATCTGCTCGCATCGGAAGGCGTCCAGCTCAAGGAGAGCGGTCGAACGGTTGACGCCCCGGCGCTCGTCGCGCAGGGGTCCATCATGGCACACGCCAGGGCCGGCGACGTCGTGTGGGGAGCCGGCGCCTGGAACCAGACGGAGCCGGTCACGCGCCCTCTGGTCATCACGGCCGTGCGCGGCAAACTCACCTGGGCGAAGATGCGGGAGCGCGGACTCCCGTGCCCGCGTGTCTTTGGAGATCCGGGAATCTTCATCGGCAGATTCCACCGGCCGCAGCGGGTCTTCCTGGACTCTATCGTGGTCGTCCCCCATATGCACGACTCGAAGCTGGTGCCTAGCCTCATCAATCGGTGGCCCCGCGCCGCGATCCTCGACGTCAGGAAGGGATTCAACCTGGAGATCGTGGATGCGATCGCGCAGGCCAACCTGGTTGTGACCAGCTCCCTCCACGCGGCGATCGTCGCCGAGTCTTACAACGTGCAATGCGAGCTGCACAAGGCGCCGAGCGAGCCGGAGTTCAAGTACCACGACTATCTCAGCGCCACGGATCGGCCCTTCGTCTCTGGCCACATTCTCGACCAGGTGGACCAGGACACCGTGCAGCTCAACCTCTGGCGCGCGTTCAGGCAGGCGCTCGACGCGCTCGGCGTCGAGAGGAGGGCGTGATGCGGGAGAAGCAGCCGGGCAGGTGGATGCGCACCAGGCCGCGGAGCCGGCGAAAGGTGATCCGCTCCCTCCACCAGAAGCCCCGGAAGCTCGCCCGCAAGATCTCCTACAACTGCCAGCACGGGATCCACGGCGATCGCTGTCCGTCCTTCAACTGCCAGTGCGAATGTCACGGCCTGAAATAAGGGGGAGACGATGAACGTGAAGCAGCAGTCGGCGGCGTGGCGGAAGCGGATGCACCGGCCGATCGGCGTGCTGGTCAAGCGGTTCAACCAGGTGCTCAAGCAGTACGAGCGCCGCGCCGCGATCGACGAGAACTGCATAAAGGAGCAACGGGGGAGGTTGGACAAGATCGGCGTGCGCATCCATGAGGTCGAGAGGTTCGTGCGCGAGTCCACCGATGCCAGGCGGAAGCTGCCGCAGCTCCAAGCGCAGATGGCGGCGCTGAAGGTGGCGGCGGCGAAGCTGCGATCGCAGGCCGACGACTACCACACGAAGGGGGGCGGGTCGCTGAAGCACAACCCGTTCTACCAGGAGCTGATGGGGATCCTCTGATGGAATTCCTGACGACCTACTTTGAAGTCTTGGCGATCCTGACCATCGAGATCCTGATGGTCGGGATCTGCGCGTGGTTCGTGCTGCGGAACCTCAGGCGGAAATAGGAGGGGAACATGGACGGATGCCCGAGCTGCAGCGGCACGCTAACGCCCTGCTTCTCTTGCTACGCCACGCTCGAAAAGGAACGCGACGAGCTGAAGGCAAAGCTCGACGGCCATCTGGAATGCCTTAGGCTCGCAGAGGGCGGATGGGATGAGCCGTGTCCGCAAGCGCCCGGATTCCGCGTCGATCATTGCAGTTGCGTCCCGATCCTGCGCGCGGAGATCCTGCGGCTGAGAGCCGAAGTGAAGCGGTTGAATGAACGGCAGCTATAACCAGAAGGAGGAAGTTATGGCACGGAAGCGCGATAGAGACGTAGTGGCGCTCGAAAACGCAATCCGGGCGCTAGACAAATCTTCATGTCGTCAAATGTTGAAAGCCAATCTTCAATTTCTGTGGGATCGCTACCTGACGAACCCGATCCACACGTTACCGGATCATCTGCTTCCAGGGATGCGGTGAGCGCACTCTAACCATAGTGCGCGAAAACGCGATAACCCTATTGAAAGGCCAATGGCGACCCCTTTTAGGCGTGGTTATGCCGTCCCCCTATCTCATGGACGCTGTACGGGGGACACACAATGCGTGGATGGCGCAGCGGCGTGGAGCGTCTGCCGAAGGGGATCACGGGCCAGAGGCCACAGTGACTAGCGAGAGTACCCGACCGGGAGTCCATCCCTCCCGGCGGGCTTTCGCAGAATATAGGGAGAACGAACAATGGTCCCAGGAAGCACGCCGCGGGAGCCGGAGTGGGCGCGCTGCTTTTACTGCTCGATGGGCCAGGTGAAGGTCAGCAACCTGCCCTGTGGCTGTCCCGTGTGCGGGCAAAAGCTGACCGGTCTCTACGAGAAGATGAGCACGGAGCAGCAGCGGATGTGCGACGAGCGGAAGATGAACCTGCTCCACCCGACCTACTACATGGCTTCTTAGGGAAAGCATATTTTCTTAAATCTCTATTTGAGGGAATCCCGATGAAAGCGTTCAGCCCCGTTGTGATTGTTCTCGCCGCCGTCGTCTCTCTCTTCCCGATCCAGGCGGAGTCCGACATCATCCTCCCCCCGGTTCCCGCCGAGTCCTTCGACGGCGAGGAGGGGGAACCGGATCTCCGGGTCGGGATGACCGTGTGCGACGGGATCCTCATCGCGGTCGCCGTCGTCGCTGCCGGCGTTGCTATATGGGGATTCGCCGAGGTCATCAAGATAAGCAGGGAATGAGACGGTGCAGATATTCGGGAGCTCGTCTGGCTTCGTGACGGGCCCGGCGTTTTTCTTTTCTCTCAAGGAGGTTCTATGCTGGCGAAGAACGGCTTCTACCCGCGCGGGACGAAGGACGACCTCAGGGTAATCTCGTTCGGGATCCCCAGGTCGGGCAGCACGTTCATCTACCAGGTGCTCTGCGACCTCTTCGCGGAGGGCGTCGCCAAGACGCACGGATACATGGACAAGAAGAACGTGCCGGTGGTGATGACATACCGGGACCTGCGCGACTGCATCCTGTCCCTCTGGCTGGTCCGCGGCGGCGGCACGCCGATCCCGCACAAGAAGATCAACTGGATCTGGCTGCACGAGGTGAAGCCGTCGTACGAGGCCCTGCGGCGGTACGAGGACGAGCGCAGCAAGACGTACGGGAACGCGACGTTCGCGATGCTCCGATACGAGGAGTTCACGACCAGGCCGATGCAGATCTGGGCGCACATCAATCCCGCTATTGTGCCGATGCCTTCGCTCGAGGGCACGGGACGCCAGGAGGCGATCGTCGCCGCGCACTCGAAGGAGAAGAACGCGGAGATCGCCAAGCAGTACAAGGGCTTCGGCCAGTACGACCGCGAGAGCCACATCCACGGGAACCACATGGCCGGCGGCGGGATCGGGGCGTGGCAGCAGAACGCGGACTGCACCGGGCGCCAGATCCTCACGGAGCTGACGCGCGAGGCCAACGAGCACCTGGGGTACAAGGTGGCATGACCATGCGACACCGGAAGAACCTGATGACGGGCCTGTACGTGGATCCGCATCCCGTGCGGGCGCAGGAGAACGCGGAGGCCCTGGCGAAGAACGCCCAGTGCGGGCAGCTCGACGAGATCCACCTGTTCATCGAGGACAGCTGCTGCCGGCTGTTCGACCAGCGTTTCAAGTACCACCACGTCGGGAAGCGGACGACGTTCAAGCAGTACTTCGCCTTCGCCAACACCAGGCCGGGCGAGCTCTTCATCGTGTCCAACAGCGACATCTCCTTCGACCATACGCTGGCGATGCTGGACCTCTTCGACTGGAACGACACGCTGATCTGCCTGACCAGGTCAGAGCGCCACGGGATCCGGAGGAACCCGGGCCTCTGCAAGTGGATGCAGGACGCGTGGATCTTCCGCTCGCCCATCAAGCCGTTCCCGTGCGACTGGGAGCTGGGCCATATCGCCAGCGACGGGCGCCTGGCCAACGAGGCGATCAACGCCGGTATGCGGGTCTGGAACCCATACCCGCTCCTGCGCGGCTGGCATCACCACGTCTCGAAGATCCGGAGGAAGGAGAAGCGTATGCAGATCCCGGGTAAGGGGACGCTCGTCCCCCCGGGCCAGATCATCGTCAAGTGAAAGGGGAACACGATGGGGGAGGAAGCCTTCAGCGAAAAGGAGGTCGTGATCGCAGATGGGAAGAGCATCCTCCTGCGTCGAAGACACGGAGACACGGGCGTCAACCTCGGCATCTGCGAATCGCTGGACGATCTACCTTCGTTCGCTGTGAACATGGACGCCGAGCAGAGGCGCAAGCTAATCATCGCTCTCGGCGGAACACTCAGAAACCAGGGGCGGTGCCCCGCATTCAGGAGGAGCCGGCATGGCTAACGTGGACGCGAAGGGCCCGGGCAAGGTGAAGGCCCGGCAGCAGCACTTCGCCGGCATGGAGCCGGAGAAGAACGCGAAGCTGGAAGATATGATCGAGGCGTACGTCGATGCGCGCGACGCCCGCATGGAGGCCCTGAAGGTGGAGGTCGAGCTCAAGCAGAAGCTGCTCGACTACATGCAGGGCCGGAACCTGAAGAAGTACAAGCGGGGTCCATACGAGGCCCAGGTCACGCGCGGGAAGGACGAGGTGAAGGCGAAGGTGAAGGACGACAGCGCCAGGCAGAAGGAGGAGTAAGGGCTCCCTGTGGGGGGAGACGGCCGGTAGATAAAGTTCCGATCCCACTGCCTGGTGTAGCAGACGGGGCGCCGGGGTGGTCCCGGAGCCAATTGCACCCGCCGGCCGTCGTCCCCTCACATCCATTCAGGGGAAGGAAAATGTCTTTCGATCTAGAACTGACAAGGGCTCATTGGGAAGAAGCAATAAAAGACACGGCGGAGGGTCCCGTGCCATTTGGCCGAGCTCACGGGAGATGGCCGGGCGATCTGCTGCGCGTGTAATGCGAAGGCTCAGGAGGAGAAGAACGCATGAGCCTGGACGATGCCAGCATCCCCGACTGTCTTCGGGACGCTTGCCGTCGGTGCCGCTGGCGCACCGAGTGCGAGATGTACAAGCACGAGGAACGGATGAAGGACAAGGGGAAAAGGAGGAGGAGGAAAAAGGAGAAGGCTGTCGAACATGTCCGCGAAGGGGAGGACAAATGATACCAAGAGAACCGTCGGTATCGACGCAGATCTATGGGGGATGGGTAGAGGTGCCATTGCCCGTAGCGGACGATCTGAAAGCCAAAGGGCTCGACCACCCTCTGGCGAAGGCAGTACTGGAGTTCAATCACAGGGTATGTCGCGACCTCGGGATGCACGTAACCTCCATCAGGATAGAGCGATGAACTTCAAATCCCAGCAAGCCAGGCTGCGCGCGAAGCTGGCCGCGATCCGAGGGGATACGATCTCTTGGGTCGACCACCCATCACGCGGGATGCTGGTGGAGGGGCACATCCACGGCGTGCTCCCGAACAAGTCCAACTCCCGGAGGATCGTGCAGGTGAAGACCATGCACGGAATGCTTACCCGGGTCATCAAGGAGAAGGGGGCGGACGAGTTCGTGGACAAGGTGTACGTGGCGGCCGCGGAATGGAGGATGAGAAACAAGCCTCTTGATGGGAAGCTCGAGGCAATAGTCGTCGTCCACCAGGCGGACTTGCGACGGGACCTGGACGCAGAGCTGCTCTACGACGCACTACAGAAGGCGGGCGTGGTGAAGAACGATAGGGCGTTCTGGCACAAGAACATATGGCGCGAAGTCGACCGCGACAACCCGCGCGTACACTTCGAGATATGGGAGAGGCAGGAGGGTGACGAACAGCTGTTTGGAAGGAGGGGCAAGTGAAACGGAAAGGACCTATAGTCAAGATCCTGGTGATCGGCGAGGGACCGAACAGCCGGGACAAGACGGAGCTGGGCTACGTCGGGAAGATAGGTGGCTTCCTGGCGGGGGCGATGAAGCTGAACCGGAAGCAGTACAACCAGCTCGTCATCACGCGGAACCTGCTCCCCCACTACTGCGGGGAGTGGAGCGGGAAGCTGTTACTGCCGGCGGAAGTAGCGAAGCGAGAATCGGCGAAGCTGGTACCGCTGATGAAGAACAGGATCAGCATCCTCCTGGGCGATCGCGTGGCCAGGGCGTTCGGCTATGCGAAACAAAAGCCTTTCGGTGTATGGAGAGAAACAATAAAGGGGAAACGAAAACAGTCGATCAATGTTATCGTTCGTCTCCCACTTCCTACGGATCGATGGTGGGACGATGAATGCAAAAGATTGATAGCGATCGACTACTTGCGCACGATTGCTCGCGCGTGTATGCTCAAGTAGAGTCGGACGCCGCACCGGGGAGGGAACGCTCGAATGCACAACGCCGGCAGCTCACCCCTGCCGGCGTTTTTTTTCGGCCACAGTACACCCCAGCGAAAACAGAGGCCCTTCAATGAAGATCAGCACGTCCCTCCAGAAGCTCGTGCGTCCCATTGCTGGTCTGCACGAAGACAAGAAGAACGCGCGCCGGCACAACGAACGGAACCTGAAGGCGATCGCCACGTCGCTTAAGACGTTCGGTCAGCAGAAGCCTATCGTGGCGCTGAGGGACGGACGCATCATCGCTGGCAACGGTACTTTCAGAGCGGCGCGCAAGCTGGGCTGGAAGAGCCTGGCGGTCGCCTACTTCGAGAGCTCGGGCAAGGCTGACGCCCGGGCGTACGCGATCGCCGACAACCGCACGGGCGAGCTGGCGCTATGGGACGGCAGGGATCTCGAAGCCACGCTGAAGTCCCTGGCGGCCGAGGGCGTGGACATCGAGTCGACGCTGGCCTTCACGGAGAAGGAGATCAACACCATCATTCGGACGCTCGGCAACGGCAACGAGGTCCACGAGGAAGCGCCGGCCCCCAGGCCCCCGAAGAAGGCCGCGACCAAGCGGGGGGACGTCTGGCAGATGGGGTCGCACCGTCTCATCTGCGGGGATGCCTCGAGCGCGCACGACCTACTCGTGCTGCTCGAGGGGGCGGTGATCCACCTGGTCAACACGGATCCGCCCTACAACGTCCGGGTGGAGCCTCGATCGAACAACGCCATATCGGCAGGCGTGTCCTCATACACACCGGACAAGAAGCGCCGAGCAGCTCTACACCACCAGCAGCTCGACCTGGCGCGGCACCCCGGAAAGGCGAAGGCCACGCACAAGCAGATGCGTGCCAAGGACCGCCCCCTCGAGAACGACTTCATCTCTGACCGGGAGTTCGCGGAGAAGCTTCACAACTGGTTCCTTCAGCTCTCGCACGCGCTCGCTCCAGGCCGCGCGTTCTATATCTGGGGTGGCTACTCCAACTTCTTCAACTACGCCGCGGCGTTCAACGGGACGGAGCTGTACTTCTCCCAGGGGATCGTGTGGGTGAAGGAGCACCCCGTGCTGACCCGCAAGGACTTCATGGGCAACCACGAGTGGTGCTTCTATGGCTGGCGTGCGGGCGGACCCCATAAGTTCTACGGCCCCCATAACATCCCGGACGTCTGGACGGTCAAGAAGGTCAACCCGAACAAGATGGTCCACCTGACGGAGAAGCCCGTCGAGCTGGCACGCCGCGCGATCGAGTACTCGTCCAGACCCAACGAGAACGTGCTGGACCTCTTCGGCGGCTCGGGCTCCACGCTGATGGCGTGCGAGCAGCTCGGCCGGCGCGGGTTCCTGCTCGAGCTCGACCCCGCCTACTGCGACGTGATCGTCGACCGCTGGCAGCGCCAGACGGACAAGAAGGCCGTCAACCTCAAGCGGAAGGGCGTGGTGATCTGATGCCGTCGGAAAAGAGCCTCGCCAACCTGCGACCGTTCAAGCCTGGCCAGTCGGGCAACCCGAAGGGGCGCCCACCTGGTCGCTCGCTGACGTCGCTGCTGCGCGAGGCCCTGGACAAGAAGCGGGAGGGCAGCAAGAAGACGGTGGCCCAGCACATCGTCGATGCCATCATCGTCCAGGTCCTGAAGGGCAACGCGCACGTGCTCCGGGTGATGTGGGACCGCCTCGAGCCCATCGAGCTAGGCGGTCCTGAGGGCGGGTCGTACGAGGAGCTGCTCGAGCGGGCCCTGGCCCGCATGAAGGAGATCGACATCACGCTGCACGTGAAGGGCAAGCGCAACGGCAAGAACGGAAAGAACGGGAAGAACGGCAGCGGCGCCAAGCACGTGAAGTCCAAGGTCGTGGAGCACCAGAAGCCCAAGGACTTCCTCGACGCCCACGACAAGGGGGAGCTGCTCCCTTGATCAGCCAGAAGAAGATCGACGAGCTCCTTCCGGCGTTCCGCGATCCCCGCGTCTACATCCCCACCTTCCTGCACATCCGCGACGTCGAGTCCCAGGTCATCCCCTTCCGTCTCAACCACGTCCAGAACCAGATCCTCAGCCAGAAGCGGGCGGCGCTCGAGCGGCGGCCGCGGCAGGCCCCCCGCAACCTGGTGCTCAAGGCCAGGCGTATGGGCGTGACCACGCTCGAGCAGGGCCTGAACTTCTACTGGACGTCGGCGCGGAAGAACCGGGAGGTCGTGACGCTGGCCCACGACATCCCGCACACGGAGAAGATCTTCCGGATCGCCAACCTCTTCTACGAGAAGAACCAGCCGGGCATGAAGCCGCGCCGCCTGGCCCCGCACTCGAAGCGCGACCTGAATTTCGCGCGCACCAACTCCCTCTTCTCGATCGCTACGGCCGGCAGCCGCGCACCCTCCCGCAGCCAGACGCTCGACCGCGTCCACTGGTCCGAGGTCGCCTTCTCACCTGGTGACCTGGAAGCGCAGCGCGGGCTGCTGGCCGGTCTCACCGAGGCTGCCTCGCATGGCAGCGTCACGCTCGAGTCCACCGCGAACGGCGTGGGCAACCTCTTCCACCAGCTCTGCGACGACGCGCGCAAGGGCCAGGGCCCGTGGAACCTGATCCTGATCCCCTGGTTCCACGACCCGAGCTACGTGATGGCGCTCACGCGCGACCAGCGCGAGACGCTGATGAAGAACTACACCGAGGAGGAGAAGGACCTGGTGGCGAAGCACGGGCTGACGCCCGAGCAGATCGCCTGGCGCCGGCAGAAGCACGTGGACATGTACGTGGGCGGCGACTCGGTGCTGTTCCCTCAGGAGTACTTGGAGGACTTCGAGACGGCGTTCCTCACGCTCGGCCAGGGGTACTTCGACGTCGACATCATCAAGAAGCTGATCAGCGAGGGCGCGGCGGGCCCCATCGAGGTCCGCAAGATCCCAGGGCACCGCGCGAACACGGGCGGCGAGCTCGTCATCTACGCGCGGCCGGTACCGGGCAGGAACTACGTGATCGGTGCAGACCCTGCCGGCGGCAGCCCCGTCGGCCACGAGTCGGTGGCGGCCGTCCTGGACTGTGAGACGTGCGAGCAGGTTGCCGTGCTCCGCGGCCGCTGGAAGCCCGAGGTCTTCGGCGAGCTGATCGCGCAGATCGGCAAGCACTACAACGATGCGATGGTCGGCGTCGAGCAGAACAACCACGGCCACTCCGTCCTCAACACGCTGATCAACACGGTCGACTACCCGGAGCTCTACTGCCACGGGAACTACGCCACGGGAAAGAAGTCGGACGAGCCGGGGTGGAGGACGGACGGACGCACGCGGCCGCTGATGCTCGGCGACCTTCGCAAGGCGATCCAGAACCGCGAGATGCCCGTGCGCGACATGGTGCTGCTCCAGGAGTGCTTGTCGTTCAAGCTCAGCCGGGACGAGGAGAAGTACATGGCGGCAGAGGGATGCCTCGACGATTCCATCTTCGCGTGGGCGATCGCGTGGCAGGTGCGGAAGGATCCGGAAGCGATGGACGAAGGAATTCCCGATTTCAGTGTTGACAAATTGATCGAGAGCGGTCATAGAATCTTTAGCAGAGACGTTCACCCCGGGAGGATGTTCTAGTGGCGCGTCGCCGGCGTCCACAGAGGCTCGCAGCCGACGAGCCTCAACCCGTCCAGAACGAAGCCCCGATGGAGGGGCGTCAGCTGTCGCAGCTGCCCGCATGCGCCACGGAGTACGGCGAGCGGTACGAGCAGCTCGGCGTCTTCAATCCCCGTCTCGTCACGCACCAGACGCGGAAGCTGATGCGCGACGATCCCCAGGTCGCATTCGCGCTGGCGATCCTGCGCGCGCCTGTCATCAACATGAAGTGGTCGGTCGAGAGCCGCGACCCGGAGATCGCCGCGTTCGTCGAGCACGTCCTGCGTCCCACCTATCGCCAGCTCGCGCTGGCCGGCACGCTGGCCGTCCCCTTCGGCAACCAGGTCATCGAGAAGGTCTGGAAGGCGAAGAGCGTGGAGACGGAGCGGCGCGACCAGCGCATAGGCGACCCCATCAAGACGGGCCACCCGATGGCGTGGATCATCGAGAAGTTCCGCGCGATCCCGCACGAGACCATCACCTTCCTGATCGACGAGCAGAAGGACGAGTGGGCGGGCATCGAGCAGACGCGCAGCGACGGGCAGAACGTCAAGGTCGGCAAGGCCAACGCCGCGCTCTGGTCCTTCCGGCGTCAGGACGTGTGGGGCGAGCTGACCGGGTACCCGATCCTCAACCAGTGCTACGAGCCCTGGTGGTGGAAGGCGGTGACCAGCCTTTACGCGAACCGCTACTACGAGCGCAAAGCCGACCCGCCCATGATGGGGCGGCCGGCGCCGACGGTGAAGAAGGGCGGCAAGGATACGTGCGGCTTCCAGTTCATGACCGACCAGTACCTCGCGCTTCGGTCGGGCGGCCTGATGATGCTGCCCAACCTCCGCAACCGGAAGGGCGACTACTTGTGGGACGCGCAGTTCCTGATGGACGACAAGCGGGGCGACATGCTGCAGGCCAGGCTGGACGCCCTGGACGTGCAGATCGCCCGGGCGCTGTGGATCACCGACCGCGCCGGCACCACGGGCACCGTCGGGGCGAAGGCGGAGGCCGTCGTCCATGCCGAGACGCTCGCCGGCTCGCTGGAGATGATCCTCAACGAGTGGGTCGACGAGGTCTGCAATCCCCAGGTGGTCGACGACATCGTGCGCTTCAACTACGGCCAGGCTGCCGTCGACAGCAGCAACACGCGCCTGAAGATCGCGGGCCTCTCGGCCTCGCAGCGCGACATGCTCAAGGAGCTGCTCGCCAACCTGCTCCAGGCCGAGGCCATGCAGCTGGGCGGGAAGCAGGTGAAGCTGGCGGACGTGATCGACAGCGACGGGATCCTCGACGAGCTGGAGATCCCGAAGAAGTCGGCCGACGAGCTCAAGGAGATGGCCGGGACCGTCGAGCCCGAGCCGGAGCCCAATGCCGGCGTCTTCGGCGACAACGAGCTGCAGCCAACGCCCGACGATGAGGCCGCACTGCTGGAGGGCGGCCAGCTTCCGGGCAGCGACGAGGGCGGTGAGGAAGGACAACCTTTCAAGGAGTGAGGCATGGGCAGGATCCTCTTCAACGGCGGCAGGCTGATCGGGGCCGTCCAGATCGGCAACAACGGTGCCCTGGCCGACGCGATGCTCATCACGATCGGCGACAAGACCTACGAGTGGGAGAGCGCGGGCGGCGTGACCCCCGGCAACGTGGAGGTCACCATCGGGGGCGACGCGGCCACGTCGGCGCTCAACCTCCGCAACGCCATCAACTCCAACAAGCCGACGACGCCGGTCACGGCTGCCATCGACCCGATCGACAGCGCCACCGTCCGTCTCGAGGCGGACGCCAACGGTTACCCGGACGGCGGCGTGGCGCTGACCACGACCATGACGGGCGCCAACATCATCAGCGGCGCGGTGATGACCGGCGGCGAGAACGAGAGCAACATCTCGCACGGCCGCGGCAAGCACACGGTCACCGCGCTCGACGTGGCGGCCGGCAACATCCGGATCCACACGGGCCTGCTGTCGCCCGACGTCTTCCAAGCGCAGTGCAGGACGTCGGCCGGGGCGCAGCGGTTCATCGACTCGCTGGTCACGATCGACGGCGAGTACTTGCAGGTCGACTTCAACGGCGGGACGGACCCCGTCGCGGGGGATGTCATCCACTGGGACGTCTGGAGCTAGCGCGTCCCGCAACCGGAACCCTTGAAAGGAGGGACTGAGCATGCCTTCACATCCGCTGCACACGAGGGGCGGGATCGCGCAGGGAGCCATCCGAGTCGGGAGCCACGGCGACCTCGCCGACGGCGAGCAGATCGTCATCGGCAACCGGACGTTCGAGTGGGACGACAACGCGTCCGTCTCTGCGGGCGCGATCGCGGTGACCATCGGCGCGGACGCAGCCGAGGACATCGAGAACCTGGTCGACGCGGTCAACGCCAACTTCCCGCAGGACGACAACAGCCTGCAGCTGGTCGAGGCGTACATCGACACGATCGACACGGCGGTGGCGCGGCTGAAGGGCACGCGGCAGAGCGCAGAGTGCAACGTCGCGCTGACCACCACGATGGCCCACGCGTCGAACATCGTCAGCGCCGCGACCCTTCTGGGCGGCGTGAACGACACGGTCCAGGAGGTCGCCAGCGGGAAGCGCACCGTCAGCGCCCTGGACGTGGCCGGCGGCGCCGTCGTCATCCAGCTGCCGTTCGACGAGCCGCGCATGGTGCAGGTGCAGGCCAAGAGCGCGACCGGCCTGATCAAGGCGATCACGGACCTGGTCACCGTGGTCAACGATGCCATCGTCATCGACGCGGACGGCGGCACGAACCTGGCCGCGACCGACACGGTGGACTGGCTGGCGATCAAGTAGACCTTCCTCCCCCTGGAAGTCGATGTGCCTAATGCCGCACGTCGAGCCGGCCCGGGTGGGCACCCCGGGCCGGTGGACCTGCGGCCTGAACGCGCGTAAGGCAGGCAGGCGTACAACTGGCTCGCACATGCCGCGAGCTGGCCCCTCGGAGGCTATGGTCCGGGGGGAGCGCACGCGGCAGCACGAAAGGAGAAGACCATGAGCGACCCCAGACAGTGGCGGCTCGGCGCGGACGCGGACGGGATCCGCGCGATCTACAAGCCGAAAGACAAACAGGTCGCGGTGCGCGAGGACACGAACGACATTCTCCGCTTCGACGCATCGTCCAGCGCGGTCGATGACGGAGACGCGGTGCTGAAGCCCACCGACACCCACGCCAGCCTGCCCGGCCGATGGCTGAAGGCGAACCCGCCGTCGGGTGCGATCGCGATTGAGGACCAGCTCTATCTTCGCGACGATTTCTCGCACGCCTTCGTGGACAGCGGAAACAGCCTCTTCCATTCCGAGACCTTGTGGGACTACGGCGCAAGCGGGACAGGCGCACTCGTGGAGTATTCGGGCTGGCAATCGGATTTGATCGGCCTACTCGGTTTGTCAGCATCGGGCGTGGCAGCCAATGCCTACATCAGCAAGGGGTGCAGCTTGGAGGGGGCGGACGACTGGTCAATGAAATTTAGGGCCAAGCTGAATGCGGCCGTGCCTGATGTGACGGATGACTGGCAAGGCTTTTGGGGAGTTATGAGCACGCCGGGCGGCGATCTGTCGTCTGGTTCGCACGATGTTGTCGGCATCGGATTCGGATACAGCCTCGACAACAGCGTGCGCTTCGTCGCGTGCGTACGTCGCGCTGGTGCGGGGAACACCTACATCGTGACGGACATCACCATCGTCCAGAACACCTACTACAGCTTCGAGATCGTCAAGAAGAGCGGCGAAGTGAAGTTCTACATCGACGGCGTCCTGAAGGCGACGATCGACACGAACCTTCCGCAAGTCGGCGACAGGCAGTACCCGTGCATCGGGATCCGCAAGATCAGCGGGTCGAATTCCCGGTCCCTGAGAACGGACTATGCGGAGATGACGGTGAACACTGATCGTACGCCCTAGCGTACGCAGCGCGGCCTGAGCAAAGGAGAACGCCATGAGGTCACACGAGTACCTGAAGCTGGCTACGCCGGGCTCGGCATACACAGCCGACACCGACCTGGGCGGCGCGACGTTCACCGTGCCCGCCCCGCTGCAAGTCCGCGTTACGGGCTGTTTCGACGCGGCGGGGAAACTGTACGTCCACATCACAGAAGGAAGCGGCCAGGACATGTACGCGAAGGAAGGTGCGGATCTCGTCGCGGATGCGATGTACGAGTACTTCTTCATGGCCGTTCCGGGCCGAACGTACAGCATCCGCTACAGCGCGAGCTGCAACGTAATCGACTTCTACGCGACCGGCCAGCAGACGTAGGGACCGGGAAGCGACGCACACAATCGAGGACTGAACAATGCAACCCGGTGGCGCACCGATCCAGGGCGTCGGCGCTGGCGCGTACGAGGGCGACTTTTCGAAGCCGCAGAACGAGGAGATCATCCACCGCGACGACTTCAGCTTCGGCGAGGTCCTCTCGTCGGGCTTCATCGCTTCAGAACGTGTCTGGAGAACGGGCGCGGCGAACACCGGGACGCGGAGCATCGGCGAGGGCTCCGACGACAACCCCGGATACGCGCAGATCACGGTGCCGGCGAACGGCGACGTGTCCTTCAAGATGCAGCCGGGCTGGTACAAGGGCGCCGACGCGATCGTGCTGGAGGGACTCCTACTGGTCGAGGCCGCGCCCGATGGGACGAACGACTACGACTGGGTGTTCGGCTTCACCGATCCGCAGACGAGCGTGTGGGGCAACGACGGCGTCTACTTCGCGATCGAGCGGGGCACGAACGCAACGAACATCCTGGCTGTCTGCCGCAGCACGACCGCGACGATCGAGGACACGGGCGTGACCATCGCTTCCATCGTCGGCACGTACGCTCGCTTCCGCATCGAGAAGGACGCCGGGACGGGCACCGTCCGCTTTTATATCAATGGCACGCTGGTCGCGACGATCACGACGAACATTCCGGCGACCGTCAGCACGGGCTACGCGTACGCGATCGAGAAGCAGCTCGGCGCGACGTCTCGCTATACGCGGATGGACTACGTCTACTACAAGCGGACCTTCGCGACTCCGAGGTAACGATGTCCCGCGAGCTGAACGCGTTCCTGAACGACCGCTCGACGCTGAAGGCGCTGGAGGACCACTACCAGCGCGCGGTGGAGGCGATCGTCCGGGAGATGGCCTACGGGATGTCGCGGCCCGGCGCGGCGCGGGCCCAGGCCCTGGTGCGACGCATCGACGAGCTGCTCGCCACCATGAACACAAGGCGCCAGGAGTACGTGCGCAACTGGATCAAGCGGAACGCGTCCAGGGCGTTCGTGATCGGCGACCGGAACGCCACTGCCAAGCTTCGAACGATGCTCCGGAACGTGGGCTCGGGCAAGGCCGCGGACTTCGGAGACGTGAACACGAGCTGGACAGCGATCAACAACACCAGCCTTGCTGCGATCGCGCGGGCGATGCAGGAGTCACTGCAGGTGGCGCCCAACGAGATCCGCCGGATCACATCCACAGCAATCCGCGCCTCGCAGGTGACGCTCAACCAGAATAAGAAGATCATGGACGCGACGGTCGGCGGGCTCATCCGCGGCCGCACGGGCCAGCAGGTGGCAGACGACATCGCCAGCATCTTCCTGAAGGGAAGGACGTCGCCAGAGGTCAGGAAGCGGCTGATGGAGATCGGATACCGGGGCGAGATGTTCGAGTCATTCGAGAAGATCGCCAGGGGCGAGATGATCCGGGTCGGGCAAAAGACCATGTCCGTTCGGAGCTACGCGAACCTGGTGGCGCGCACCCAGCTACGGGAGATGTCGCGCGTAGCCACCGTCACGCGGCTCAACCAGAACGGCGTCTACCACGTGAAGGTGACCAGGCCGCCGCAGAAGGAGATCGACGAGTGCGCGATCTACGCCGGGAAGGTCTTCTACGTCGGGCCGCTCTCGAAGGATCCGATGGGCTTCCCGCCGCTGTCCTCGACGCCGAACGGCGGGCCACCCTTCCACCCCCATTGTATCCATGACGTCAACCCGTTTGTGGTGCCGTTCCACGGGCGTGACGAGGTGTTGAAACAGAAGGAGCAATCGGGGAAGATTCCGAGGACGCTCCTGAACAAGACGTTCCAGGACGTGAAAAAGAACCTCGCAGGCATGACCGCCCAGGAGCGGCGGGCACTTGGAGACGTAGCATGATCAAGAAAGAAGGCGACAAGTACGTCCTCTACTCGAAGGACGGATCCAAGAAGCTCGGGGAGTTCAAGACCGAGGAAGAGGCCAAGGCGCGCGAGAAGCAGATCCTGATGTTCAAGGAGCGCGGCCAGGAGGCGATGGCCGTGCAGCTCGGGATCCTGCCGCCCGAGGCGCTGCAGGCCGTCCCCTCCGAAGTCCAGATGCTCGTCTTCTCGAAGGACAAGTTCAAGGCGCCCGACGAGGCGAAGGCGTGGGCGCGCGAGCGCGGCTTCAAGATCGGCGACGTCGAGGACGCCGGCAGCACAATGCGGATGAAGCAAAAAGAGACGACCGAGTTCATCGATGGGTCGCTCAAGCCCATGGACATCGATGCAGGTGTGCAGGCCGTCATCGGCAGGAAGAAGACGACGGGTCTGTCGCAGCTGGCGCTCGGCACCCGCGGACGCTTCCAGCCGCAGGGCGACCTCTTCGGGAAGGACATCCTGCACATCGGCACCTACGTCCATCCTTCGACGGGCGAGAAGGTCGAGTTCGACAAGGGCCGCCTCTCGCGCCTCGTCCGCAACACGAACAGATTCATCGCGGCGGGGAACGACGTCACCTTCCCGGACGGCCACTCGCTCCGGGCGATGGACAACCTGGGCAAGTGGCCCGGGCCGTTCTTCGAGTACGGGGGCCGGCTCGGCGGCGTGGTGAAGCCGGCCGGCGAGACGGTGAAGCAGCGCCTGTCGGACGGGCGCATCGACCGCGTCAGCGCGTACATCCAGTTCGGGATCAAGGATCCCAAAGGCAACGAGTACGACGAGGTGATCACGCACGTCTGCGCGACGCCCGTCCCTGTTGTTACCGAACAGGGTCCGTTCGTCAAACTCTCGACAATCGAGAATGCCGACGGAACCGTTCAGGGTTTGATGCCGCTTGTTCCCGAAGAGGAACTCGCGGGGAAAGGAGCCGGTATGGATTGGAAGAAGTTGGCCCTGGCCCTCGGGATCAAGCCCGACGGGCTCAGCGAGGAGAAGCTCCAGGAGGCCTGCACGAAGGCGCTCGAGGAGCGGGATCAGCAGGAGAAGGACCGCCAGCAGAAGCTGAGCGTGGCCCTGTCCACGCACGGGCTGAAGCTGGAGGGCGACCAGGTCGTGAAGGTGGAGAAGCCGTCGCACGAGCCGAAGCCGGGCGACGACCCGGAGAAGGCGGCGATGAAGCAGGAGCTCGCCCGCCTCTCGCTCCAGGCCGCGAAGGACCGGCTGGCGCAGGCGAAGGCCGACGCGCAGAAGGCCGTCGCCGACGGCCGCGTGCCGCCCGACCAGGCGGAGAGGCTGTCGAAGCTCTTCACCATCGCCGAGAAGGCGGAGTTCGTCGCCCTCTCGAAGGACGGCGCCGAGGTGCAGCGGACGACCGAGGACGCGCTCAGCATCCTCCGGGAGTTCGTCAACGGCCTCCCCGTCCTCACCGGGACGCATCTCCAGCTGGCCACCGGCGGGACCGGCGGCCAGACGGAGGAGTCGCGACTGCAGGAGGTGGGCCGGAAGCTGGCGCGAAAGCACGAGGGCCGCGACGAAGACGGCAAGAAGTAGTCCCGGGCCTGGAGCCCGTTGACATACACGCTGCGGGCTGTTTCTGAGTCACCATGAAGGAGGACAGTCATGAACCCGAACGTCGGGATCGACGCTCTCCCCGGCCAGACGCAGGTGGCCGACCAGAAGAGCTACGCGTTCTTGAAGAACGCGGACCACAAGATCGAGCGGGGCGTGATCATCGACGACGCGAGCCGGGACGTGGGCAACACGGGCGAGACGTACAAGCTGCGCCCGGGCCTCGTCCTCGTCCGCGTCGAGGCGGCCGGCGCCAACCAGGGGAAGTACGTCCCCCTGGACCACACCGACGCCCCGATCGACGCGAACATCCTGCAGGCCGGCGTGCTGTACCACCTGGTCGACATGCGCGACAAGACGGGGGCCAGCTACGCGGATAAGGGCTCCTCGATCATCACGCACGGCGAGGTGGACGAGGACCAGACCTGGTGGAGCGGCGCCAACGCCGCCCGCATCGCGGCCGCCAAGGCCAAGATGGCCGGCGTCTGGTTCGTCGCTGCGCCGTAGCGAGCGGGGCCGAACACGCCCCCGGCCTGGCTGCGTGAGGGCGGTTCGTAAACACACAAGGAGAAGTCGGAGACGAAACCGTGGACCCCGAAATCCTGAAACTGGACGTGTTGATCGGGATGATCAACGAGTTCAAGTACCCGGCCAACCTCCCGCTCACGTCGATGAACGTGCTGCAGCGCGTTCAGCGCAAGGGCGAGACGGCGAACTGGGACGTGAAGAAGGCCGTGCGCGACATCGGCACCTTCGAGGGCCTGCGCTCTCCCGCCGGCAAGCGGAAGATGCAGACCATCCGCCAGATGTCGGCGGTGCTGGCCCGCACCTTCAAGTTCAACGACCTCGACGGGATGGTCCTGCAGGACCTCCGGAAGCCCGGAACGATGCAGGAGGCCGACGCGGCCAACGAGCAGGTCCGGGACGAGACGCAGGCCAACCGCCGGCATCTCGACCGGCAGGACGAGTACATGATCGCGTCCGCGCTGCAGGGGACGCTGAACATGACGATCGACGGGATCTCCCACTCGGTCGACTACGGCCTGGACGCCAGCCACAACGTGACCAAGACCACGAAGTGGGACAACCCGGCCGCCGACATCATCGGCGACGTCCGCCTGGCGCGGACCAAGATCGCGGAGGACTCGGGCTACGAGGCCGCGATCGCGCTGTGCTCCAGCGAGGTCACGGAGCAGATGCTCAAGAACGACGCGATCCAGGCGTACATGTCCTCGACGCCCGCCGGCCAGAAGCTGATGGAGGAGGGCGTCATCGACCGCTTCCAGAAGCTGAAGTGGGTCGAGATCAACGCGACCTACAAGCCTGAGGGCGGCTCGATCACCCGCTTCCTGGACAAGACGAAGGTCGTCATCATCCCGCTCCCGGACAAGGAGTGGGGCGAGTTCCGGGTGGGCAGCGACAACGTCCCCTCGGACGACCGCCGCAACATCCGGACGGTCATCGGGCGGTACCAGTACAGCCACGTCACGCACAACCCGGCCGGGATCCGGCTGTACTACGGCGAGAAGCGGCTGCCGCTGATCAAGATCCCCGACGCGATCTACGTCATGAAGGTCCTGGCGTAGTAGCGCGTCAGCCGACGTATCCGTTCCGTGCCGGGGTGAGGGCGGTGGGGTGAAAGCCTCCCGCCCTCACCCTTGTCGGTTGTGAAAGGGGATCCCGATGCAGCTCGATGCCACGCCCTCCGGTACCAGCTCCAACTCCTACCTGACGCTCGAGGCCGCCAACGACCTGATGGGCGCCTTCGAGCAGCTCAACGCCTGGGACTCGCTCGACAACGACGCGAAGGCGCGCCTGCTCTTCCAGGGCACGCGGAAGATCGACGGCTACCCTGCCTCCCTCGAGAGCAACTGGGGGCCGCCGAAGGTGGAGGACCAGGCGCTGGTCTTCCCGCGCGCCACGGACGAGGAGGGCGTCATCCCCAGGCGCGTCCAGCTGGCGCTCTGCGAGTACTGCAATTACATCCTCGAGAAGGACCGAGTGCCCATCAAGAAGCTCCAGGCAGAGGGCGTCACGTCGTCCAACGCGCTCGGGCAGTCGATGAGCCTGGGCGAGGACACGAGCGAGCTGCCGGGCGGGGCCCGCCGCGAGCTGGACACGCTGCTGACCTCGCACTATCCTTTGGGTGCGACGAACAGGGAGACGGACGGCACCAGCGACACGGAATCCGCTTTCGGGTAGACTCATGTACGGCGCTCTGCTGGTCGACCAAGTGACGCTGCGGAAGCCCGCGAGCCGAACGGGCCGCAACGAGATCACATACGCCCAGGTCCTGGATAGCCACAACCAGCACACGTTCTACCTGCGGTGCAAGTTGGAGTTCATGGTTCGGCGCGTCATCACGCGCGACTCGAAGGAGACGGTGATCGACGGGACGATGCTCTTCATCGACGAGGGCTACCCGGAGATCCAGCCCGACTGGCTGATCTACACGGACGACGACAAGGTCTACCGGATCCGGGAGATCTCCGAGGACAAGCAGATCGGGACGGGCACGCAGATGAGGCGGGCGATGCTCGTGCGGCACCGCGAGCGGGTGCTCGTCAACGAAATGCAGGAACCGTGATGAATGCCCCGTGGCCTGTTCTACGTCGACACGAAGGTGCTCAAGGACACCGCCAACGCGGTGACCAAGGGGATCGCGCAGGGGAAGGCGGCCGCCATGCTGGCGATGCGCCAGGCGAT